ATCGGCTCATGCTTCAGCAGTTTGATAGAGTTGATTTCGTCCATCGTGATGACGTAGTTGTAGGGGATGATGATCCGGTGCCCACGGATGACGGTCAGGCTGAGCGGCTGTACGACTGCGTAATGGCTGTTGAGTACCTGAGCGAGTATATTTATGGTCGGTTCCGTGACGGGATAGCTTATATTCCACCGGATAGCTATCGCAGTACGGGGAGCCTGGCCTACCACGCTGCCAAGCAGCTTAAGGCTGAGCTAGAGAAAGAGACCGACGGTTACGTGAACATGGGGCCGGGACAGTCAGTATGAGTGCAATCTGGCTAGAAGAAGACTTTCAGTTTTTAACACCCTTCATCATTTACGCCATGAGTGAAGGATACGAGGTTTCAGGAAAGGAATCCGATGAGCAGCGAAGTGTGGAACCAGTTAGCGGAACAGCGACAGAGGCTCCAGCCGACCCCGAAAGTCAGTGATGGCGTTATCTACCACGCCTATGGGGACAAGCGGAACGCCGCTCCCGCTATCGTATCGGAGGTAGAAGGACCTGGCCGCATTAAGGTCACTGTCTACCCGTTCAATGGGATGCTCCAGCACAAGGCGGGCTGTCACCACACTACCCACTGGATTCACGACAAGCCCAACGAGACCACCAAGAACAGCGGTTCGTGGAGCTTTCCCCGTGAGGCCCCGGCTGATGCCTATGAAGTGCATGAAGCGGAGTTGGCTAAACGGGAGAACGCCCTGATCGAAGCCGAACAGAAGGCGAAGGATGCCGCTAAGGCCTTTGCTAAGAAGGCGGAAGAGCGAGCCATCCTCATCGAGGAGAAACTAGGCAAGGCCAAGAAGAAGGCCACTGTTGAAGTCTAGGTCAAAACGGCCTACGCAGGCCGAATGTACTTCTTTTAGGGGGTGAGCAAGGATGCTCGATCTAGGCGATATCGAAGACACGGACTACCAATTCCTACGTCCGTTGTGCTCGGGCTGGCTTTCTAAGATCGAGATGGCCCTGACGTCTCAGCCCCGCAAGAAGTGGAAGGAGGTGGCCGACGAGTGCATGATGTTCTACTCGAAGTCGGCTGCCGCCATGTGGGACCCGCTCTACTCCAAGAAGTTCTGGAGGGGCGTGAAGGCTCCCCGGTTCCGAGTCACCATCAACAAGGCTTTTGAGTTCGTGGCTGTCTTTGGCCCGAACCTCTTGTGGGATGTCCCGCATCGGACAGTCACCCCGAAGAAGATCTTAGAGCTTCCTCAGGACGCCTTCCCAGATCCCCAGATGTATCAGGTTGTCATGCAGATGGCAGCCCAAGAGGCATCGAAGGACAAGGTAGTGGCTCAGCTCCTGACGGGGTGGCTGAATTACACGCCTCGGGAAATGCCTGGCAATGGACTCGAAGGTCATAACGAACTGGCTGTTCTCGACGCTATGCTCACTGGCATGGGCTGTATGTGGCCGGCCCCCTACTCGATGCCCGGCTCTGAGAGAACGCTCACTGGTTGCTTCCGGAAGCCGCCTGGTGACCTGATCATCGACCCTGATTTCAAGACCATGCAGGAAGCCAAGTGGATTGCTCTCCGCCACACGGAGGCCCACTGGCAAGTCGAGCGGCGGTTCAAGCTGCCACCCGGCTCCCTAAAGAACAAGGCCACCCTAGAGTCCTCGTGGCACTATGCGGAGTTGGCTAGTAGCTCAGGGGACGGTGGTGCCGACCGGAAGGCCGGTAAGACCAGTGACCTGATCGTGTGGTATGAGGTCTGGAGTAAGCTCGGCACCGGGGCCCGTATGACCGGGATGCCCAGCATTATCAAGAATCAACTAGAGGAGACCGTCGGTGACTATGCATATCTGGCGATCTGCCCAGACTGCCCTTACCCACTCAACTGCCCAGCAGACAAGATCCGCAATGGAGCGACGTCGGAGGAAGTGCGGCAGTCCTTCGAGTGGCCGGTCCCGCTCTGGACCGATGACCGCTGGCCCGTTGAAGTCCTTCGTTTCTACGACGATCCGGAAAGTGCCTACCCCATAGCCCCCTTGGCCCCCGCCTTGGGTGAGCTGAAGGCCATGAACGCCATCGTCTCATGGCTGGTGAACCGTACCTGGCAGTCTAGCCGCCAGATGTACGCGGTCCTGGGTCAGTACTATGACGACATCAAGAAGGTCCTCGATGACGGGGCCGACTTGGATGTATTCGCCCTGCCTCCCGGCTCGGTGGATGACGTCAAGAAGATGATCCAAATCATTGAGAACAAAGAGGTCAACCGAGACTCCTGGCAGGTTCTGGATATCCTGAGTAACAACTTCGATAAAAGGATGGGGATGACCCCTTTCGTCTATGGCCAAAACGAAGACGGCACCCAAGACCGCACAGCGTCAACGACGGAAGCTAGAAAATCGGCTGTTAGTGCTCGCCCAGAATATATGCAAAAGAAGGTTGTGGGCTGGCAAAGCCGAGTTGCTGGTGTTGAGGCCATGCTCACCTGGCTGTTTGTAAAGGCTCCCGACGTTGTGCCGCTCCTAGGTCAGGCCGGTGCCATGCTCTGGAAGGAGCACATCGAGAACGCCGATGCCGAGAGCGTGATGCGGCAGATGCACTATGAGGTGGCCGCCAGCTCTGTCCGCCGTCCGAACCGAGACCGAGACATTGCGGATCTCAACGAACTCATGGGTCGATTCCTGCCCGAGGCCAGCAAGCGTGCTGAGCTGACGGGTGACTGGGAGCCGATCAACGGTCTCCTCAAGAAGTATGGGGAGCTGCATGATATGGACTTGGATGGTCTCTTCTTCCAGCCTAAGGACGAGAACAGCCCGGAAGCACAGCTTCAAACGCAGATGCAGCAGGCGGAACTTCAGAAGGTGCAAGCGGAGGCCGTCAAACTCCAATCCGAGGCCCAAGCTAATCCCGCTGCCCTAAAGCAGCAGGAGCTCCAGATGAAGGGAGCCATGGACCAACAGAAGATGCAGATGGACCAGCAACAGAGCCAGCAGGAAATGGCGATGGAGCTGAAGAAGATGGAGGCTGAACTCCAGATGAAAATGGTGGAGATGCAGCTCAAGATCCAAGAGAAGAAGATGGAAATGCAGATGGCTCAGCAGGAGCATCAGCAGAACATCCAGATGCAGCAAGAGCAGGGTCAGGTGGATATGGCTGTGAAGACTGCTGAGGGTGCCCAGAAGATCCAGATGGGTCAGCAGCAAATGGCGATGCAGCGGGAGCAGGGTGCCACTCAGGTGGCTGTTGCCAAGGCCCAGGCTAAGACTAAGATCGACACCACCAAAGAGCAGTCGAAGGCTAAGGTAGATACGGCTAAGAAGATGGCTGCTACGAAACCCAAACCAGGAAAAGCCGCATGAAACGGATAGATGTCTGGCTCAAAGACAACGAAGACTGGCGACCCTATGTGGACTTGGTGGTGTACCCGCCAATGCCCGAGGAGATCCTCAAGGAGTTCCCCAATGTCAGCTCGGATGTTCTGGCACGCTGCGGGGAGCTAGTCGTGGAGTGCGGTGGCCACGTCACGAGAGGGGCGATCTATGTGCGAATCCGCAGGGAGGATAAGAAGTGTGGTGATAGATGGGCGACGATGTTATGTCTTCAAGCCCCTCCCGGACTCCAAACCACCGACACCTTCTGGGCCGGAAGAAAGCCCTGGCACGAAGTCTTCGGAGACCCCAGTAGCAAAAAGAACAACACCTACATCAACAACGTCAAGCAGCAGCTCGCCAAGCGAGGGGTGAACCTGAAACCCAATGACGAGTACATGCCCGAGCTGGCCCGGTTCGTAGGGGACCCCGAGGCGGTAGTGCCATTTGGTGGTGCCCGGAGTTATATCAAGAATCTCTGTGAGAAGCGGGGCTGGGCCTGCGATGGGGCGGTCAGTACCAACCACCGAGAGCCTGAACGGGATGAATTAGCTGACGAGAACTGCACCCCCATGGGAGCGGATCTGGTTAGGCGTAAGGCCGTGGATATGGTACGATCCAATCCGGAGCTGAAGTCTAAGTCAAAGTCAGAGCTACGAGCTATGGTTTTGGCGAAGCACGGTCCCAGCAAGACAAAGCCAGCCAAGGTTAAGTCGCCTGTTTAAGCGGCTTGGGCTGCTGTCACCACCGGAAAGGATTCCGACCCATGTCGTTCTCTCGTAATTTCACCAGCCACCTCGCTAAAGGTCTTGCTAATCAAGGGGCCGCGACCGAGTTCCTCAACATCTACAACGTGGCTACTCTCGGAACTGCCGAGGCGTCGAAAGCCGTGACCCTGAACGCTAGTAAGTTCATGACCGGTGTAGTTGGCCGAACTGGCGTGGCGGTGACCGCCGAACACGGTGCCGGTGCGATTGGTACGGGCGTGGCCCCAGCCACGTACCGCTACACCGAGAACGGTATTATCATCACTGAGATTAAAGTCGATCTCCAAGGCTTGGCGAGCGTGGCTACCGCCAATGACGTCATTGGCCTGTCGGCGGGCGGCAATGCCTACATTGGTCGCAACGTGGTTGCTACGAACGGTGTGATCTTCAAGATCGAGCAGATCTGCGTAGAGACCCCGACCGGTGGTGACAATGACGTGAACATCGTGGTCAATTCGTCGGGGTCACTGGCCTATGACGGTGCCGGTGGCACGACTTACGGTGTTAACAATGGCGATGCGGTAGCAGGTGTTGTGGTCCAGAATTTGGTCCAAAGCCTTACCGCTGATCACTACTTCTACCTCACCGCAGGCACGGGTGACACGGCTGCGGCTTACACGGCTGGCCAGTTCATCTTCCGCCTGCATGGTCACCCCGTCCTGACCTAATAATGGAGTCGCTCTAAGGAAGGAGCCTCCATGAGCCTAACTAGCAATACCCCATACCTAACCGTATGGGACGCCATCGACTACACCCTCGATCAAGTTGTGGCCGGGGACTATTCACCCCGGAGCCGCAGGTTGGCGTGGGATGCTGTCTTGGAGGCGTATTCGGAGATCCCGGTACGCCGAAGCTGGCGGTACTACTACCGCACGTTCTCGTTTGCCACGGTAGCCAGCCAGACATCGGGGACGATTGCCTACACGTCGTCGTCTCGTACGCTCACGCTGACTAGCTCGACGTGGCCATCGGATGTGACGAAGTACGCCCTATACATTGCCGGTGCCCGGTACAGCATTGAAAGCCGGACCTCTAGCACCGTCGTGATTCTCAGGGATGGTGACTGCCCAACGGCTGATATCGCCTCCGGTACCAGCTACACCATCACCCGCGACACGTACGAGCTTCCCGATACCATCCGGGAGGTTCTGTACGTGCATGACCTCAACGCTCCTGGGCGGCTCCTGCAATGCGTGGAGCCCTCGGATATCCTCCATGAGCAGCGGATCATGCGGAACACGGCCCAGCCTCTGATGTATGCGGCCTACCGCAGTGACCTGTATGCGGGTGCTATGGCTATCCACTTTGCCCCGTCTCCTAGCTCGGCCCGCACTTACCAGTACCATGCCCTCTGCTGGCCCCTGCCATTGAAGGTGCTGGAGTACTCGGTGGGAACGGTGGCTACGACCTCAGGGTCTGCGACCGTCACGGGCACCAGTACGAGCTTCACCTCGGATATGGTGGGAGCCGTGATGCGGTTCACGAAGACCGGGGATACGTCCATCCCGACCTCACTCCAAGGGGAGATCGACAAGAACCGAGTGAATCCTTACACCATGCAGCGGGTGATTCGGAGTGTGGAATCTACGACGTCTCTGACCTTAGAGCAGGACGCGGATACCACGCTATCTGGCTCGGGCTACCGTATCAGCTCTCGGATCGACATTGAGCCGGGTGCCATGCGGAGTGCCTTTCTGCGGTGCTGTGAGGCGAAGTTCGCTTCCCAAGACCGGAAGGGCCAGGAGCAGAGAGAGGCTCGTTATGAACGGGCTCTGATCTTTGCTATGGCTGCTGATCAACGCTCGGAAGACCGTGGTGGTCGGGCCTACCAACCGAACAACCTGGCAGGTATCGCCGCCAGTGCGGACCTGACCACCGGAGGGACGCAGCCCTAATGGCTAGCTACATCTCCCATAAAGGTCAGATCATGGTGGCCATCGAAGCCATCGTGAAGGACCTTCAGCCGGAAGGGCTGGTGGACTCGGAGGTAGCGATCCGTGAGGACTGGCTGTCTCCGACGGGAGATCCGTATCGTGGGGCCTCCATTATCGACATGGGAGAGCAGTACGACGACGGCACCGTAGGGACCTCAGACATTGGTTACATTGTGGGAATCGTGCTGGCGAAGATGCGGTCCTATGACTCGATCCTGTCAGACGATAAGGTCATGCAGTGGTACGAGCTGATCCGGAGGCGGTTCGCTGACCAGCGGGTCCTGGTGACGATTGGAGACGCCACGGCTCCCAAGGAGCACGTCTGCATCGTGATGCCCGGCAAGACCCTGACCAACCCCAACAAGTGGCCGAATTACATCATCCGACAATTGGTTGTGGTAAGCTGGGTTCGCGAGCTACCCACGAGTTATTAAATGATTGGAGCCATGGATGGCATCGGAAGCTCAAGGAGCCAAAGCTAGGCTGTATCTGAAAGATGGGGCTGGCGTCCCTAACTGGACAACCGGCACGATCATCTCGTACCCGTTCTACCGGGAGTCGATGCAGTACATCGGCTCGGTCGTCCACCCAATGGTCATCACAGGGGACCGGTCAGAGCACGGTGAGCGGGCCCGTAAAGGACCGAGCGTCTACTCAGGCACCATCACGTTCGGCGTCAGTCCGGCTGAGATGGCTACCTGGGCCCCTTACTTCATGGGTAAGACGGCCGTCTCTACTACGTACAGCTTCGCCACCAACGGAAACGCTCTCCTGCCGTTCGCAATTCTGATTGACAAGGTAACGGCGACGTTCGAGTTCAGCTCCTGCTATGTGACGAAGGCAGTGGTCCGTGGCACGCAGAATGGCCCCGGTGGCCCCCCGAACTTCTTGATCCTCCAGCTCTCGATCATTGCTCTGGCCTACCAGAAGAACCCATCGGGACCCACAGCCAGCATCTCCCTGGCCGACGGCAGCTTCTACCCGATGGTGTTCGAAGACACGGCGTCTGCTATCAAGATCTCTAATACTGCGTACGAGACTAAGCAGTTCACGATTGTGCTCGACAACTATGTGCGTCCTCGGTATGTGAACAGCGTGGAGCCGTCGATCCTGTATCCGATGCACCGCAAGGTCAGCCTCCAGACCCGACATCCGTACGACTCAGCTACGGCTGCCCTAGATGCGGTGGCCCTGTCCTCGTCTCCTACGAGCAACAACGTGATCACCGCGACTAATGGCAATGTCAGCATTGCCTGGACGTTCGGGGTCCTTCAGTTAGTGAACCAGAGCCCCGTGGTCTCCGGCAAGGAAGAGATCGACCTGGTTAGCAACTACGTCTCCCGCATGACAGGCTCCACGAGGGAGCTTGAGCTCACGATTGACTCAAATCCGGCATAAATCATGGACCAAGAAGATGACATTCCGACAAAGGGGCCAGACAGTGACGCTGGTTACGATAAGGCTGCGGAATGGGGTCCGAATGGTCCTGTTGAAGAGAAAGCCCCGGGTCAACCTGACGCCGAGGAAGGGCTCCCTGAGGGCGATGATGAAGGACAAGATCTTAGTGATCTCGATAACACAGTCAGCACTCTAGGTAAGCTAGCGAAGGAGTCAGACGATTCCGATGAGCCGCCACAGCCGGTTGGGTCTGAGGGAGGTGATCCTAAACTTGATACTACGACCCCGGCTGATGGCGGCTCTCAACCTGACATTCCCTTTGAGCCTGAGCAGGCAGGTCCTGACGATTCAGTTGGCTTCTCCGAGGATGTGCCTCCCGAGGACATTCCCGTTACGGAAACGCATACGGAGGAAGCAGCACCGGACTTAGAGGGACTCGGTGAGGACGATGGTGGAATCGAGGCCTTTGGGAATCAGGTCGAGGCCTTTAATGCGGCAGGTGGAGCGGATGGTGGGTTTAGTGGTGGAGATGGTGGCTCTGATGCGGGTGGTGGTGAAGATGGCCTGCACCAATTCGCTGAAGCCAATACCCAGCTACACACGGCCCAGTTCGACTTCCTGAAGGATCACGCCCGTGCTCTCAGTGACCTGCAACGTCGCCTAGAAATCGAGAGGCTCTAATGGCATCCGTGGCGGTCTATGGCGGGTATGCTCATGCCGACAACGAGGTCAACCTCGTGATGGTCGATTACCGCACTCGGTACTCGCCGCGTAACCGTAGCCTGACCCAGACCCGCACCATGCAGATCTCGGGCGAGCTGATCTACACAGACACGTCCACCATCGTCCAGCACGCCAATGAAGTATTCAACGCTTACACGGACGGCAAGGACTTCACCTATACGGTAGGCGGGGTTCTGGCTCACGAGCTACGGAATACGGGAGAGTGCCTGTCTGGGGTCCGGGTAGTTAACAAGTCGTTCCCATCCGGTGGCCCCGAGCAACTGGCCACGACACGGACCTTCAGCGTTACCCTCCAGGGCGTTTATTCAGCCTCTGAGGATGACCTGGTTTCCTGGGACGAGTCAGTGGAGGTGCGGGGCACGGGTGGCCCGATCTGGGTGGCTTCCAACACGATCTATGGGGCCTACATCGAACCGATCTCTTCGGCGTCTTTGCTCACCTACTCCCAGACCGGGAGTGCGGTAGGGTTCTCTTCGTACCCCCAACCATCCCCGCCGATCTTCAGCCCCTTCGAGTACACTCATAGACGGTCGATTCGGCGTTCCAGTGGTACGCAGCAGGGGACCGGGATTAAGTTCTTCCGGACCACCTGGCACTACGAGTTCCCGGCTCTGCCTGGCTCGTACAACGAACTACCGACTAGCAAATAACTAAGCGTGTAAGGAAACACCAATGACTACCTCCCGTTACACCGGGGCCAGTTTGAACCGCAAACAGGTCAGTCGCATCACCGTAGCTAATACGTGGACGGCTGGTGATACCTACACGCTTACGGTCAACAACGTCGATTTCATCCTGACGATTGGAACCTTGGTTACGACGGCCCAGGTGGCCACCACGATCTTCCAGGCTCTGACGGGAACGACTTTCACGGACACCACGGCATCATGCACCATCCCTGTGGCGGATGGTGGTGCCGCCCTTATTCCACAGTTCTCAGAGTTCACAGCCACTAACAGCACGGCCAGCCAAGTGGACCTGACGGCCAATGGTTCAGGTGCTTTGGCCGGCAAGCCATTCACGATCACAGTAACTGGGGACGGCACGACCAGTACGGGTACGGCGGCTATCTCATCCATCACGGTCCCCACCAGCCAGTACCACCTCGATCAGGTGGATAACCTGGATAGCAATACCCAGTTGGCCGACAACGACGTCCTTATCTTCGACACCGGCAGCTTTGATGTGCGGTGGGGGCTGAACACCTACGCCTCGGGGTCCACCACCTGTCAGTTCGCCACGATCACGAAGTACAAGTCCTACACAGGGAACGTCGGTCTTGCCGAGTACAACACTGACAACTCTGCCAAGCCGTACAAAGAATACCGCACCACCTACTTCACGACTGACGATAACTCAGTGACCACCACTGCCAACCTGGAGGTGGGCGATGGTCCTGGGAGCGGTCGCTTTAAGTGGGATGCTGGTGCCGGCCAAGTGGCCTTGAACATCTTCGGCAAGGGGAGCCGTATTGAGCAGGGAGTCCCATGTGTATTGTTCAAGGGGAGCCACGCCTCAAATACCGTCAGGAACCTCGCTGGTGATATTGGGATTGGTTTCTTCGGCGGAGAAACTGCGACAGTTGCAACGCTGATAACGGGTGACGGGCCACAATCCGCCGCGTCCACAATCTGCGGCAGTGGCTGCACTCTGACGACAGTAACCTTGAACGGGGGAACCCAAGAGACAAACTCAGCCATAACAACCGCAAATCAGAACGGCGGGTCCTGGACCCACAAGTCCGGCACTGTGACGACAGCAAATATCTACGGAGGGACTCACTATCCCAACGGCGTAACGACTTACACCACACTGAAGCTTCTTGGATCGACATTCGACCTCTCCAGAGGAAATGGCACGGTCACCGTCACCAACACGATTCAGATGTATGCCGGAGCTAAATTCATCGACCCTCAAGGGCGGGTCTCGGGGCCCGTCTTCAAGCTGAATGGCTGCCTCCCATCGGAAGTAACCATCGTTATCCCGAAGGATAAGACGATCACCGTCTCATGAGCCAATGGCCCAAGCCGAGATCATCTTTGGAAGTCTGTCTGGTATCCGAGGACTTACGCTCTCGCTTACCCGAGGAGTCTCTCCGTCGGCGTTCACGCTCTACGTCCGTCCCCAGAATAATCTGGATCTGGGACAGCAGACCCTGACTTGGGGGAGCACTGGCAACACCCTGTCGCTCTCGGGATGCGTCCTCAGTGAGTCCTTCATCAGGAAGCACTACGATCAGAAGGCCCCCCTGTGGGCGGTGGTGGGGTTTGATCGGCGGTATCAGTGGAAGTTTCGGACCATATCAGGCGACTACAACCGTCGTAAGCCAGACGGGACGCTCGATACATCGACGCAAAAATCGCCAGCAGAACTGGCAAATCTGTTAGGTACGGCTCTCTCTGAAACAATAGATACATCCAGGATGCCAGCAGGAGTGTTCCCAAGAGCAGCGTGGAGCAATCAGCGAGCAGATTTAGCACTACAGGCTCTTTGCGACTATGTGGCATGTGAGGTGGTCCTTAATCCGATATCGAATGGGGTGGAGATCTGGCCGCTAGGCACCGGCCAAAGCAGCCCGACGGGCCTGTCGGAGATTCTACCGAAGTACCGGTTCTACAACCGCAAGGAGATCCCCTCACGGGTAGAAGTCCATGGCGGCGATAGCCTGTATCAGACAAAGCTCCAACTCCGGACGGTGATGCGGAACGACAACGGGGACCAAAAGCTGATCACCAACTGGGAGGCCCTGCCCTACGCTTCCGTGGGGGCCGAGTCGCCGTTCTCCTTCCCGAGCATCACTACTACAACCAGACGCAGTAATGCCTATGAGGGCTACTTCCGGGACTTCCGGGTGACAGGCCAGGCTGACGGCACCACGCAGGTACCGAACTGCCCGGTGAACGTTACAAAGATGGATCAGTACATCCTGAACGATTACCTGTTGGACAGCGAGAAGGACCTGGAAGGATTCTCTAGGCCTTTACCGATGTATCTGAGTGGGGACTACTACGCCTACACGGACCTCCCCAACAACACCACAGATGCTCGCTGGACGGGTGGGTATGAGTGGTATCCCGAGCGGAAGATCGTGCATACGGACTTCCCGGTCTTCAAGCTGGACTCCAGTGGGAGGTACTCAGAGCCGGCCTTCTACCTGAACACGTCCTACAAGGTTAAGGATGAGGGCGGGCAGGCTGTGCATATCGTGCGGTCGGGGAATATCGGTGGAGCGGGAGGGGCCCTGATCCTGAAGCGGCCCGAGCTATATGCGGCCTACTCCCCGACGGTGAACACCGAGGCCCAAGCCAACACCGAGGCCGATAAGTACGTGGACATCTTCCGGCAGAAGTACCAGGACGCGGCTTCCTCCGAGATCACCTACATGGGTATGGTCGCAGGTACGCTAGACGGCAAGATCGCTCAGGCCCGGTGGGACATCCTGCCCACCCTAGGTATCCGCACATCGGTTTATGAGAACTACGAAGGGGACACGTCTAGTCTGAGCTTGAATGAACGCCGTCGCCGGCAAGCCGTTGAACGTCTCTTGGAGGCCCAATGAATCCACTAGACCAACGCTGGCAAATGGTACGGGACCGGTGGCCGCTGCGGGTGAAGAACGCCAGTGGTGCCGTGATTCCCCCGTTCTCCGTGGTGCTGATCACTACCGTGACGGCCTCCAACAATGAGATGCTCTACACGGTCAGGAAGCCCAACGCTGCCGACACCGACTTCAACTGGAACGGGTATCTGGTTACTGGCCCCTTTGCGATTGGCCTGGGCACCTCGGATGAGGGCCTGGCCACTGACTTGGCCCAACCTAACTACGTGCGGTACGACACGGGGACTCCTGCTATCAAAGAGGTGTGGGGGCCAAAGCACAACCAGCACACGCTCTCAAAGAACTACTATGGCTTTGAGATTCTGGGCGGCAACACCACTGCTGCCGGGGCTAGCGTCACGATTGCTCGGTGGGTCGGATCGCCTATTGTGATCGGGACGATAGACGACGCCAGCGTTTCGGTCGGATCAACCTGCACCGTCAGTGTGTATGTTGGCACCACCTACCAAACCAACAGCACGATGAACATCACGGGAGTCGTTAATCGTGCCACAGCCCTTACCGGACTAAGCAACAACTACTGTGGGGTTTCACAAGGGAACGGTATCCCAATCCTCATGTGGGTGGCCTGCTAATGAACTACGTCGTTCCCGTAATTCGATTCTACTTGCTGTGGTTAGCTGTCGGATGTTTGTCCACGTTGCACCCTGAGTGCGGGATTATTCTGTTGGGGTCGGGGTTCGGGTGGTGGCCAGGGTGTGGCTGTTGCGGAGGCGGTGACTGCACTTATTGCGATCCTGACATGGATTTTACGCGGCAGTTTCAACTCGATGTGAGCGGAATTGCTGACGGTGGAACATGCACTAGCTGTAGCAGCCTTGACCTCACATACGTTCTTGACCCTCTCAGCATCGACGATGGCGGGCAGCAGCGTTGCATTTGGCAAACAACCCACGCTGCGGTGGCTGTGACGTGCGGGGGGTTTAGTAGCGGAACACTTACGATTCAGTTTTACATCGACGGCAACGGCGGAACTTATACCGCTCAAGGCTCCATAACTGGGCACTGTAGCAACGCCACTCTGTTTTGGGTCAACAGCCTAGGCGGCACTTCGCCAGACTGCGGTGCGTATAGCGGCGAGTCATTGGCCACAAAGTCAGCTTCTAACTGCGGTGGCATTGGTACTGCCGGATGCTCCAACTCCGCCTCAACCATGCTGGTTACTGCCCTATGAGATGCGACCTGCAACCAACTTCTGAATTGCCACGAGACGGCCGACAGCACTTCTGCTGCGTCCGTCCGGGGTGTTTCAATAAAGGCCCGTGGGTGCCTATGGGTAATGGCATTGTTCCAGGGTTATGCAAAGCCTATCCCCGCTGGTGGGAACTCGGATGCTGGGTGGATGTTTGCCTACAAGTCATTGGCATCAACAAGGAACGATGGGCGTGGTTCCTTCGTAAAAAGGACTGCCGATCTTGTATCGAACGCGAGCAATCCCTCAACACCCTAGGAGCACGTCTGCAAGCCAAGATGGTCTGGATCGGACAATGTGTCGCGGTCCCGGTCAAGAAGCTCCTCTCGCTCTATCGGAATATCCAGCGGGGCCGAGATGCCAACCCGGACTCGACCGCCTGATGTGATCGCTAGGATCTCAATCGCAATCCGTCCGTCAATAATGATCCGCTCACTAACTTTTCGGCTAAGGCACAGCATCGTAAGTCTCCTGACTTATTGGATGACGACCACCCGGTATGGGGGAATTCGGCCTGTCAGGCCGTTTTGGGTAGAGGTTGCATAAGCATTACATGTGCCCAAGTGGTATGATTTGGTTCACACTTGACTTTTAGTTAATGGCCATGGAGGGCCTGACAGATGGCTTTTGAACTGGGACTCGCCCCTAAAAAGAAGAGCGTTGGTGGCCTACAGCCGGGGGGCGGGGTGCTGCCTCGTCAGATCGAGGAAATGCCAGGCGGTCACGGTGGAGTGCGTGTTCCCATGGAGCACCCTCTTGGACAACAGTTCGCTAAAGATGCTAACGCCCAAAAGAGAACAACCACTCCGTCTCCTGGTGGCTATTACATTGGCCAGCGAGAACAGCAAGCTCAGTCGGCACCGCAATCTCCGTTCCAGCCACAGGGAACCGTCCCGTCTCCACTAGGGCCGGTGACTCCCGTTCGCCCTGAGTTCAAGGGCTACGATCCGGAAGAGAAAGCCCGCCGTATTGCGATGGCTCAGAACGGTGAGCTTGGTGGCCGTATGATGGGCAACCAGTTCTTCCCGACTGATCCATATCGTGGCACTCCGCAGGGGACCGTGCCTGATCGTGGGTTCTTACCCCAGGGTCAGGATGGGTTAGGCCCTCTCAGCAAGGCTCTTCTAGCTGGCCAACATCCGATCACCAGCCCCACCGGCCCGGATATTAACCCGTCGCCTATTGGCCGTGTGCCGTCTCCTCCCAACATGATTGGTAGCCTCGGACTGACGGCACCACCTCCAGCCGCTCAACCATTAGGTGGCTATGCTTCCAATCAAGCTGGCTTTGATGCCCGCATGAAGGCCGAGAACACGCTGGGTAACTTCGGTGGAACCCTACCGGTTAGGGGAGCGGATGGCCGAGTGGCCTTTGCGGATGGCCCCATGAAGGACCTGGGCCAGAAGCCACAGTTCGGTAAGGACTCAGGAGCCAGCTACCGCTTCACTGGTAAGGAGACTGGCGAGATCGACCCCGTTACCGGCAAGATGGGGATGCAGTACATCGGCAATAACACCCCGGAGCAGCAGAAGGCCAGAGAGACCTTCGACGCTCGCCGGGGAGGCCTAGAAGCCCGCAAGGCGGCTTATGAAGGCCGACAGTCCAGCGAGCGGTCGGAACGATCTGCTGGCGTCCTAGCGAACGCACAGGCCCGTAAAGAGGGTCGTGCTGAGAAGGTACGCATCCAGAAGGGTCGCCTGACCTTTGACGAACGCTTAGCCATGCAGGACCCACAGTCGGCTGCCCTAAAGGCCGATGCGAATGGACGTCTAGGTCTAGCTCGGGAACAGGGAGCGGCCCGTATTGCTGCCCAGAAGGATACGCTGGCTGCCCAAGAGCGGATGGCCACAGCGAACAATGCCAGCCGGGAGAAGATCGCCGGACTGGGATTAGCTAAGGCTAATGGTACCGATGCCAACGGCAAGCCTATCGACAACCGCACTCCAGCCCAGAAGATCGCAGAAGCACCTAAGCCGGAGGACCTCCAGGGTAAGTCACCGGCCGAGCAGGAAGTGTTGTTGGATGGTCTCCCAAAAGACACAAAGGAGCGACTCATCCGAGAGGCTAATAAGCCCGGCCTGATCGGGCAGATTGAAAGCACTCCATTCCTGGGAGATATTGCTGGCGGACTCCCTGGAGACGTGATCTCTGCTTACATGAACCCACACGGATTGGCCGCTGGACTGCTCGGCGTGCAGCAGAAGCCGACGGTGAATGCACGGACCAGCCAGATCACCAATGATCAGCTCAAAGATCAGCCTGGTGATCGCCCCGGTACCCTCCGTGCCAAGGCCGAGATGCGGAAGAAGCGTGGGCTCTAGGAACTAGCCCAGATCGCCCAGGCCATGATGATCAGCATCCAGATCGCTGGAGCACCTAGCATCCAGATGACGGGATGGGCGTAATGCCAGGGGAGTCTCGGCTTATCTGGCTTTACCAGCTCGGCTTCGATGATCGAGCTATCGTACGGATTTACCATGGTGGTGGGTCCTTTGATCGGTTGGGGCCTAGGTAGTCGGTAATCACACGAACGCCAGCACTGACGTTGTTGGTTTCTCGGATCAGCGACACGATGACTTCGGCGGTGGGGTCTCGGTCTCGGTGGAACCGTTCCAGGATGGGCCAGATATGTAGGGCGAACTCGATCTCCCAGAGCCATTTAGGGGCGAGCTCTAGGGCGGCAACTTGGGCCTGAAGAAGGTCCCGGAGCGTAGCCCGTGTTGCTGTCGTGGGTTCCGTGACCTGGGTATAGTCTCCTGACATTAGCGTCTCCCCGTCCTTTCTTTGGCCAGTCCCACACACGAGAAGATGGCCTTGGTGTGCGTCTTGGTCTTAATGCGTTCGTCGTAGGCCTCCCGCTTGGCTTGGCTGGCGGAGCACGGCTTCTCGATCTCGGGGAACCGGTCAATGCGTCCACAGAGGACACAGACCTCGGTGTGCTCTTCAGCTACTGAGAACATCATGCGGTGGGTTCGGTGGATCTTAGGCATCCCAACAATCTCCTGATGGCTTTAAGGTGACGACACTCGACGTAACAATCAGCGGCTCTACATGTGCAAGAATCCTCATCGCAGGCGTACCACGAGTCCTCATGGGAGTGAGACTTCACCAGGAAATGGCGGTGGCCAATGACGGTGATCGTCTCCCCAAGGACCTCGTAGGTGATCATCAGTTGCTCCAGTTAGTGCTAGTCCGCTTCTTCTTCAGGATCTCGGTCTTGAAGTCGTTCATGAGCATCGCACATTTGTGGGCCAGATCTAATGCGAGCTTAGCGTCTTCCTCGGTGGCTTCCCCGTAACAGGCGTCAGACAGGAAGCAGATGGAGGCCTCCACCAGCAGCGTCTTAGAGAGGGCCAGCTTGTTATCGGGAGTCTTGGGGTAGTCCTTATAGAACTCTTCCGAGAACTTCCGGATACGGACCAGGCCATCGGCCATGCTCATTACTTTGTCTTCCATTAGAACGGCTCCTGTGAAAGGTCAGTGGGTGGAACGTAGTCTCGGCCTACCACCTCGGTGGACGGGCCACACATCTTTCGGCGGTACCTTTCATTGAGCTTGTCCAATTCAGCAGCAACTCCACGCAGAATATCGCTGGTGAGGTAGCCGGGGTTTTCTGATATCAACCATGAGTAGCCGGCGCCAGGTGTGCAGATGATGTCTCCAATGTGGGCGATATCGCCGAATATGACACGATACCCACCACTATTCGCTGGCTTGAGTGTGATCATGTTTGTCTCCTTGTAGAGTCGCTTCTTAAACTCAGCACGCATCTCCTCTAGACCCCAAGAGGCACGTTCTTCGTCCTCCCACTGCATCACAGGTCGTAGAAACCAGAGTCCACGTTCATTCTCCATTGGGCTGCCTCCTTGATGCCGGCGTCGATTCCTTCACACATGCAGCACGTTAGCTCCATGGCAGTGCCGGGCCCCACCAGCAAGTCATCCCAATCAGGGCACCAGTGCCAGCCCTCTGCCAGCTCTTCTGGAGAGATCCGTCCATTAGGGTCGTTCATTAACTCCCTCCATCTATCGTCAGTCATTACTGAGGTCTCCTAGTATGGGATGTCTGAGTCCTTTAGACGTGATTCGATGGGCCCTTCACTGCCGGGCCCATCTCTGTCGTCGTCCTGCGGCTTGTTTGGTAATTCAACCAGGATTCTCTGGGCTTCATGCAGGACGGCCTCGGGTGCGTTATCGCATTCCGCAACCAGCCACTTCAGATACCACACGGGAACCTTCGCCACGGCTTGTCCTTTGAACTTCCCAAAGGGCATGACATTCCGAACTGGTTGTTTGGGCTTCTTCTTACGGGCATTACCAACCGGCTCATCTTTCATATAGATAGCTCTACCATCTCGGGCGGCCTCATCGGCACGCCTCTTCCTACCCATCTTCTCCCAAGCAAACTTCCCGTTACTCATAACTAGCTACCCCTCATAGAAAGTGCGGGCCTAGAGCAGCTAGATAAACTAGCTCCCTTACACGTCAAGCTGTCGGACTGTCAACGCGGAGTTGATCCCACGGTTTTCGGTGGGACTCTCGCCCTAAACTACCCGGCTGCTACCGCGTTGAGAGTTTCCCCTCTATCGGCCCTTATAACCACGCAGCCCGTCTCTCGTTTAGGAGGGTCTTTGGCCCCCGGTTAGCCCTGCGAATCCTCGCACCACTCCGGGTTCAAACCGGCTTGGCTGGCATCACCTAATTGCACCCTGTTGCTATTCGTCAGATGAGGATTAGCCCACCCCGAACAGCCCCTTAGCCGATCCGTGGCAACAATGCCTTTGGGATGGGATCGGCAAGCATCCGTGCTGTCCAGAAACGACAAAAGCCAACCCCATTACTGAGGATGGCTTTTGCGTGTATTGGTGTCTTGCTGAGGGACCCAGCTACGGATGCACTACGCGAATTGTATTTCAAGATAATGCTCATAACTAGATCACCCTCAGCGGGGTCGATCCTACCAAACCACTAATTTCAGTGCAATACGCGAATTGTGGGTGTAGAGTGGATCGCTGGGAGGGCCGATTGTCATGGATGACGGTGACTTCTGCGACCCCGATCAGGACCAGGCCGCCAGCGATGACTGGTGGGACTACGACTGACCCCTTAGGCAAGGAAGCCAACATGGACGATGCCCAGCGTCGGGAAGCACTCCTCCTCCAGGAACAAGGGGTATCGAAAGCCGAGATAGCCCGCCAACTTCGCGTTCCCCGCTCGACCGTCCAGGGCTTCCTTTCCGAACACTCTAAGTCAAATCGGCCTACGCAGGCCGAAATCCCCCCTTCCAAGGGACCGACTAAGGGTGACGTGGATCAGATGGAGCTGGCCTCCCTCCGCTCCAAGCTCAAGCAGATGGAGCAGGTCCGGCCCCATGTGATCCCGGCCTACGTCCCACTGGCCACCAGTACGCCTGAGGCCCGCTGGAAGGCTGCGGAGATTGATAACGCCGAGCACATCCGCAAGGCCATGCTGATGGCGGAGTTCTCAGTGGATCTGCCAAACGACCCGTGCGCTATATCCTTCATCTCCGACCAGCACATTAGCCTTGGCAATACCGTTGACCTTGCCCGGATGCGGGAGGACGCAGAGCTGATTGCCGAGAGCGATGGGTGCTACGCCATCCTCGGAGGGGATGCCACGGATAATCACATTAAGCACCGCAGTGCCGTGCTGGCTGCCCGGTCCCAGCCGAGCGAGCAGTACGACCTCTTTGAGTTTTACCTGGGGATATTTGCCCATCGAGTACTCGTCGGGATCGCTGGGAATCATGATTTATGGACCAATGAGTTTGCGGGAGTGGACGTCCTGGGGATGCTGCACAAGAAGCATCGCATCTGCTACGCCCCGGATGAAGCCATGCTCAGCATCAAGGTAGGAGAGCAGCCTTACAAGGTGGCCATGCGGCATCAGTACCGCATGAACTCCACGATGAACCAGACTCATGCCGTGAAGCAGTTCCTGAGGTTTGGTGAGCACGACTGGGATATTGGTTGTATCGGACATCACCACGAAGGTGCGTGCGAATACTTCACTTCTCAAGGGAAAGAGCGGATTGCCCTGCGTCCTGGGTCCTACCAGATCACTAGCTCTTACTCCCGGATGTATGGCTACAACCGAACTTTCCCGACGTGCCCAACGGTAGTCGTCTATCCAGATCGTCGGGAGATGATTGCCTTCCACCGGCTGGAGCCAGCCCTTCGCTTTCTGAAGGCGGAGCGTGGCTAATGTGGGCCCTCCTCCTGCTGGCTATCGTCCCCTATGACCCCGTGATCCGGGACCGGGCCACCCGCTTAGAGACTAACCAGTATTTTGACGAGAACGGCCGGCTGATCTTCACTCAGATCATCGCCTGGGATGAGGAGCATGTGTTCGTGTGGCGGATGCTGAAGGAGCAAGTCCAGTCGGTGCAACGGGTTAACGGGGGTTACTATTTTCCGTTTGACGACAATGGGATTCAGAGGGAGATTTGGAGTCTTTCCCACTCAGAGAGTTGGACCCAGGTGGATGTAGAAGTTGAAGACCGCTCCACCCTTCCTGTCGAACAACGACGCCGACTCCGGCAAGGACGCCATGAACGACACCATCCTCCGCTTGCTCCAGCAGTACCTATACGCTGAAATGAACCGGTTCCCCGAAGTGGAAGTCTACGCCATGAGAAAGAAGCTATGGGATCTCGTAAAAGACCTGCAAATGGAAAATCGGCGATACATCCACCGCATTATCAAGGCAAGGTCGAGTGCATCGACGCTATCGAGTCCGCAGTCGATGGCCTGCCCCCGCTCCAGGCCTACCTCACTGGCAACTGCATGAAGTACCTGTATCGCCACGGGAAGAAGGGCCAGCAGATCCAGGACCTGGAAAAAGCCATGTGGTATCTTGAACGGCTTATTGCTACATGCAAGGGAGCCAAGGATGGCGAAGCGAAAGTACACGGAAGACCAACTCACCGGAGC